GTGGCAATGCAGTGTGGTCGTCGCCTGGGGTTATCACGTTTACAACCGACGGTGGAGGAAACATATATGGAATACCTTTTCCAAGCAGCAATAGCACAGGAACAATTTACATTTCACCCGACATGAGCGTTATTACAGATGGTGCATCGCCCTCAAGTTTCACACCACCAAACTCGGGAAGTTTTGGTCTCTTGAGTTTTAATCATTTAATTGGAGTGGGTCAGGTGGGTGTTTCAATTACACAAGATGCAACGGGTGATTACAGTTCCGGTTCAGCCACGCTGTTAGTTAATATCAACTTCGTGTTTCCTCCCGACCCCATCCCGTTTTAAAGAAAATGACTCAACTAATTATTTTATTTAGAATGTATATAAATACAAAAAATCTCAGACTTTCATAAAATGAATATCTATCGTCTCATGCCGTTTCTTTCGTTGTTGTTGTTGCTTCCTGCAACATCCGACGCAGTGCTTGTGATTCCTCACCACCAACAACCCAATTTGAAGCCAGGAGATTTGTGCCCGCTCATACAAATTGTCGAACATGAACTATGTGTCAGCGCTCATGATGCCAACAATGCATCCAAGTTGTGTGTGATTTTGCAGGAATACAACACCTCATTTTGTGCAGGTGAAAAAGAAAAGTTTGTCACCAAGCCCATCAGTTATGATGTCATGTCTGTTCGCATTCTAGAACATGAATTTCATAATAAGAGCCAACATGAACACATGCATTTGCACAGTCATGTACATGTCCATGCACACGATGAGCACATCAAAGACATCCACAAGGTGTGTCCCATTATCAACTTCATTGAGCAGGAACTCTGCACATCGCGGAATGAGGAAATCAAGGTTCATTTTGACCCCAAAGAGTTGTGTCCATTGTTGAATCTGACTTATACCGAGATTTGTGAGTAAATGCATCATGGATTGTGCATTGTCATGAATTGATTATTTATATACATGAATGATAAATGATACATGTATATAATCAAAACGGCATCTGTGCTTATTTTCTCAAGCGAGGATTGACGCAGATTGCATGTGTCGGGAAAATATCGCCCGACATACACGTGTCTTCCTCGCCGACTTTTATGCAGCTCCTAAACCCGCGGTCTTCGCCAATGTAGCAATACCCGGATTTGCCGGTGCGTTGGGTGCGGCTGGTTGCGTCATCGGGTTGCGGTGGCTGTTTCTTTGCGTGAGACAGGGCTCGTTGTAATGCAGCACCACTGGCGGTGTCCTTTATTGTGGGTTGGCCTTGTTGGCTTTGGTCCTGGTCTTCGTCTGGTTGGTCATGTTTTTGGTCAATGGTTTGTTGCAATACGTCAATGCCGCTGGTTGCAGCCCCGGCGGCAATGTCAACCGCGGATTTGGTTCCTTTTGCGGAAACATCGACGGTGGTTTGAGCCGTATCGACTGCAGCATATCCCAAAAATCGAGCCACTGCTTGAAACGGCGCTCCAAATGTTTCGCTGAACCATCTGGTTATGTCATCTAAATAAGTAAACACATTAAAACCAATGAGTGCGAGTAAAAGAATGATTAATGCACCTCTCACAAACAATGACATGGATGAAGAGGAATCGGGTTCTCCAATGTTTGCATTTGCATCATTGAATGAAAATGACGTGGTGTCTGAGGGTGCAGAAACGGGAGCAAGTGCAGGAGCCGGATAAGACATATATTATTGTATTGTTATATTAATGTGTTGTGTTGATGGTTTAATGTATTGCAGGTTAGTTGCCAATATATTTTAATGAAGATAAAAATATATTGCATTAACACATATCAAAAAATTGCGCGCGCGTGCAAACAATGTATGCATATGGGCAAATCTTTCAAATGCAAATGATGAAATGGGCGCATGTGCCGGTCCGCATGGAGGGATGCAACGAGCAGAATGCATCAGGTCATGCGAATGATGGTGTTCATTGAATTCAGTTTATCCATCTTTTCGATTGTTTTATCTAAATCAGATTTTGCACCTCCCATCGAACCGGAGAGATAATCCGTTTTGGGTGCGATTTCATTTTTTTTCACTTGTTTATAAACCGTATCTATTTTTTTGACAACTGTTTCGATGGTTTCTTTGTTGGAGACGATTTCTTGCGTCATGATGACCGGTTCAGTCAACAAGCAAATTGCAAAGTAAATCAAATAGCGCCGTTTTTTTTTCACTCCATCGGTGAAGCGCAAACAATACAATTTGAGCAAACATTGCATTATTTTGTGTGTTAATGGGTCGGGCATTTTTTGTGCTTGTCCAAGGATGAGGTCCCATACTATCCATATGGGGTCCATTTGAAATTTGGATTCAACCGGTATGGTGCTGCGACGTTCAGCAACGCACTTTTGTTTTTTCATTTTGCAAATGTGTTCGAATTCCATGATCCATTCAAGCCAGTATGATGCAACCAAACTATTTTTGGAATCTTTAGAGATGTGGAATGCGAATTCATTGATTGCAATGAAGAGTTCTTTTGGGTCGCCTGATAAAAATGCATCGGATGCATAGGACACGTTGGGTGCCTTTAGCTTGTCTGTGATGGCAGTGCTGTCAAAATCGGTTTTTTTGACCTTGATGCCTTCAAGGCTGTATTTTTTTTTGGAATTGCACAAAACACACATGATTTCGGCAAAGAGAGTCCGGATGCGGGGATTATTGCGCATGCGCAGTTCATTGCCGATGTAGCCATTTGCAACTATGCCTTTGAATGCTTCATATCGCATTTCCAAATAAATGCACAGTCGGGGGTTTGCTAAATGGATGTGTTTGCTGAAAAACGTGATGATGACGTCCCACAGTTCGGGATAGTGTCCAGCACAAACCATTTCGGCGGTCCAATAGCAAGCTGGTTCGATTTTCCCATTTTTTAGGCAGTTGAGCAATTCCTTGCGAACATCGGCTTTCTTGTATTTTGAAAACGTGGTTCCTTTGAATTCATTCTCACCACGAATGTCATTGATTTCATTGTCGTTCATTTAATGAACAATATCAAAAAAATAAATAACAATATAACATATATTAATATCAACACATTATCATCAATAAATTAACACATTTCTCTCCAATGAATGCATTCAACACCTTCTGCAAGTCAATTGAACAAAACGTCTGGTTTCGCTTGTTGCTGATTGTTGTCGCTATGTTGTTGCTCATTTCAGCATACAACAAAATGCAACGAAGCAAAAATCCTCGCCCCTATTCTGGTTCATTCATGGAATCATTCATCCAAAACAGTTCGAGCAGTAGTAAAAGCGGCGTGATTGTCAAAAAGGATGCCGACACCAAGGATGCTTTTTATGCAGCAGTGTATGACGAATTGTTTAACCAAAAGGTGAATAACGCATATGAAGTGGGTGCCATAATTAACAAGTATCCAGACATATCAAATCAGACGGTTGCTCTGGACATTGGTTCGGGAACGGGTGCTTACATGAATGCCTTTATTCAACACGGTATAACTGACATAACTGGCATTGAATCATCGGCTGACATGGTGGCACAGGCCAAAAAGTCGTATCCCAAACTGAACATAATCAAAGGTGACCCCACTGTGGTGTCTTCATTTAAGCCAGAGAGTTTCACGTTGGTCTCCATGATGAATTTTGAGGTGTATTACATTCCCAACACGGAGCAGCTGTTTTCCAACATTTATGCCTGGTTGAAGCCCGGTGGCTACTTTGTGCTGCATTTGGTTGACCCGCGCAAGTTCAATGCGGCGAGCATGTTGGGTGGCGACAATCCAGTGCCGACTCCCAGTCCGGAAGGCAAAAAAGCGCACAGCGTGGTTAAGTTCAACGACTTTGAATACAAATCAGATGTGCAAATTTTCCCGAATGATTTTGTGCAATACATGGAAGTCTTCACGGATGACAAGACGGGCAAGGTGCGTAAAAATGTGCGCAATTTCAAGATGCCGTCGCCACAGACATTCATTGAGTTGGCCACGGGTGTCGGTTTCAACATGCTTGGACAAATTGAACTTGTCAAAGCACAAAAGGAGCATCAGTTCTTCTACTTGTTTTACAAACCGGCGAACTGAACCAAATGCATTTGATTGTTTTATGAACTGCTAAATGCCGTGCATGGAATTTTACTGTTGCCGTCCAAACACATGACGGGTGCGGTTGCATTGGAGCCATGAAACATGTTGCCGCCTCGATGACGACGGTGTGTGCGCCTGTGCCGTCTGCTTCTGCCTTTGGTCCCACGACGATGGCGTTTATAGTGCATTGTTTTCATATTTGACTTATATATTTCCAATTTATATATTTTGCAACATATAAATAAATTGACAATGTGATTTAACGCACGTATTTTCCGGCTCGTGCGAACGAATCCACGATGAAAATGATGAAGACGCCTAAAAAGCAATACAGGACCAGTTCTTCGGTGACATGCCCTGTTTTTTCATCATGCTGGTCTTCTAAAAGAGAGATAATGCGGTCCAACTTCTGCATCATGATGTCCTTGTTTTCGCTGTCATCGCCCACGCTGGATGCTTGGAACACAGATGGCAAGTATTGACTCGCTAAAGCCTTGGCCCCTTGAAGAGAGAACGGTTCTTTGGCAGGTGCTGGGTTCCACTTTGCGCTTAAATCGTCTGGATTTGCTCCTGGAAATCGGTTTCGATTTGGAACCGAATCGGTTTGAAACTGCTGATGAATGGTTGTGGTGGGATTGTGCATGGGACTTGTGCTAGATGGCATTGGCATTGGGATTGGTGAATAATTGTCATCACTGTCAGTGTCGCTTACATCTTCGTCATTTTCATAGCTATGAATTTTTTGAATGAGTTCCTGGACATATTTGTGTTGCTGTTTTTGTTGTTGTTGTTGCGATTGTTGTTGTTGTTGTTGCCCTTGTTGCCCTTGTTGCCCTTGTTGCCCTTGTTGCCCTTGTTGCCCTTGATTGGGTCTAGACCTAAGGGTTCTTTGATTCGTCCTTAATATTCGTTTTGGTTGATTCTTATCCGATTGCATGGTTGGTGTTGAAGCAACCTTTCGTTTCACTTGTGGTTCATCGTCATCACCATAATTTGAATATTGCAAATATCCAGACATCTCCTAATAAAAAGGCAGATAATATTTTGTTTTTGTTTATCTTATTGTGTTGGGTTTCAAAATATTATATTTATTATATTATATCATCATTTTCTCTCGTTTGTTCCTAAACAATCTTGCAAAATGTTTCATTTGAAAGAATTCGCCAACAAGTTCATGAAAATTGATCCCGAGTTTGGAGCTGTTGCATTTGCATTCGTCATTGCGTGTATGATTTGGGCTTCCCCTATTTTCTTTTTGAGAGATAATGTCTTGGGGAAAATGGTAATGGTTGCGAGTCTTATCGCAATGACATTGTATCATCGAATTGCAGGAATCATCATGTTGATTGCAATCATTGCCATATTGAATCAGGTTCCGATGAAAGAAGGCATGGCAAATCCTATTGCGTCTTTAAGCAGAGCAACTCCTTCTCCTCCTGCACCTTCCATTTCGTTTAATAGTCCTGATGAATTTAGGCAAAAGTATTGCGTGAAAGAAAAAGGAGTACCAGATGACCCAACACAATCTGGAAAAATCACATTGGCATACATGCTAAGTCCTTCATTTTTTACCATGGATGCAAGTGGCAATCCCACTTTAACGAAAGAACAGTTCGATGCATTTGGGACGATTGACCAAACATCTTTTAATAAATGCACTCCATTGAAACTGGCAAATGGAGAAACTGAGTATGAAACCATCAACAACATGTGCGACCCTAAATGCAATTGGAGTATTAAAACCACTACGCCAACCACTGCACCCACTGGAATGCCGTCAACAGAGGGCTTCACCCCAATGCTTCGCCCTCATATTCGCACGGCACGTCATTTAATAACAAATGGAACAGACAACATAAAGTCGAGCGTCAATAGAATCAAGCGTCAATTGTTTTAGCAATTTTTATTTTGTAGCATTATGTTAATAGTATTTGAATTACTGCAATCAATGTTAGATTTCATTTTTGGTTGGTTAAACTATGCAGTGCATCGTTTGAACAACAGCTTATTTTTTGCAGGCATCATTATGCTGACACTCAATATTGGAGCGCGATACATTGAACTCAAGTTGGATCCATCCACTGAAAATTTTCTGAAAACGGCACTCACCAAGGAAGTGCTGGTGTTTTCAGTGTCATGGATGGGTACGCGCGACCTAATATTATCTCTCGTTTTGACTGCAGTGTTTGTGGTTTTAGCAGACTATGGATTCAATGCGAATAGCAGATACTGCATCATGCCTGAAAAATATCGCGCAATGTCAAACTCAGTTGCAACCAGCACGGGTGTTTCTAGTGCATCTTCATCATCAACGGTGTCTCAAACGGCCTCAGCAATAGGAGGAATGGCCAAGTCGGGCCATGGTCCTGGCAACGTGGTAACTGATAAGGAAATCAGTGATGCAATGGATGTGCTTGAACGAGCGAAAAAACAGAGAGATGCAATGAAACACAACAACTATTTAACCGCATTTCGGTCTGCAAAATATTGAGCAGGTTGATTTATGTTGTGCCAAAAATCAATTCATTATGAATTGCAATATTAAAATATAAATATACTTTAATATTCCATCCCATCGTGCTGCACTGAACACAAGCAATTATAACATGGACAGTTTAAATTTGTTTGGAAGTGATTCCAGTGATAGCATTCAATCTTCGCGGTTTGCTGCCAATCTGAGAAAAGAAACGTATGACCCCTTGTTGATAACATTCAACTCCATTCGCACGGCAAAGAAGACGAACAAAGACGCAAAGACAATGGACGCAAAGACAAAAGATGCAGCAAAAGACCCAAACCAACCCACTCGGAACGCAGCGTCTCTTGATGTTTTCTCTCAAAAGATGGTGTTGGCATCCAAGTCTTTCGACAGTTTGGACGCCGCACAACGGAAAACACAGACGGAGTCATCTTGCGACTACGTTGTCTATGTTCCCAGTTCATTTGAAGTGAAAAAAGAAACGATGAATGCTTTTTATGATTCCAAGTTCAAACAATTTTTTGAAAGAAAGACCGATTTTAACAATGCAGCGGCAAACATCTTTATGAGCTGGAACATGTTTGAATCATTCGTCAACTTTTCAAAATTGAATGCACACAAGCGTCAAATTGCGTTAATCGAATCGTCCTATGATGTTGCAAAAAAAGAGGTGGGCAATTTAATCAATGCACTAACCAAACTTATGAAGCTTGAAGATGAATCATTGACCAACATTGATTTGGGTGAACAATATGCAGTCGTGTATTCGACTCCCACTCGTCCAAATTTAGATTTTCTGCCATATGCTGATGTGTTTGAAACTGGAAAGTTGAAAGACACTGTGAAACAAAAAATGTTGACGCATTTCTCCAATTACTTTCAGGCACTTGTGTTGCACAGCAATGTGTCAGTTGGACGCATTCCAAAGTACATTCCATTACTGAATTCAAACCTTGCGGCGAATGGTGGTGCAACGCCGGTCAATTTTGTATTGCCGAAAGCAGCACCATCCCGAAACGTTGAAGTCATGTCCGACTTTTTGATTGGAATTATGACAAACAAGAACTTGGCAAATAGAGCCGAACTGCGTTTTGATAAACTGAAAGCAATCAGAGAGAAAACACATTTATGCACATTCAAATCAACCACAGAATACAGTATGAATTATGACACGCTGTTGAAAAGACTCTACTACAAATTTCCTTGCCATTTGACGCCTTCTCTCATGATGTCAAGTGATGAGATTGAAAAAATGGAGAATAAAGTGATTCATGATTTTGGCTTTGGTTTCACGGATAAATTGCAATCTGCTCTTTCAGAGTGTAAAAAAGTAAATGCATGCAGCATCACATGTGCTATTGCAGTTGCAACGCAGGAATTCATTCTCATGCACACTGATGTGCATTTTGACCGCACTCAAGTGTTGCAACATTTGACGCAAGAAATTGATTTTGGAAGTGGTGCAATAAGCGAAGAAAATGCATTGAATAAGCAGGTTTCAGCAAGTCTGAGTGAAATAGAAGTCGTGGAATTAAACATTCACCGAAATCAACTGAACCCATTAATTGGTGCGGCTTGTGCGGTGGCGAATGCAGTTTATGCGGCGGCAATTCATCAAGCAAATGTTGCGCCACCAAATTCAACCACAATTCATCAGGACATGAGAAATGCAATGAACAGTGTGATAAAAAATCAATTCAACATTGCAGGATTCATGTATGACAATTCCACGTTGTTATCTTTATTGAAATACAGCGACCAGCCCCCAATCCATGAAAAATATCCCAAAGACGCGAACTACTTGAAAACATTGTATAAACCGGTTGCAGAAAAGGACGAAACCGTCAAATCGGTTCAATTGAAAGAGCAAGACGAATTCAATCAAGTAAGTGATGAAATGCTGTATGTAATTCATGGCCCATTGTATTTTGATTACGAGTGGATATTCCGACAAGAACCAAGTTTGATAAAGCACATTCTCGGAGAGGAATTGCCTTCTGAAAACACGGCTACGGCCACGGCCTCTACAAAAGACCAATGGATTCGAAGGGAAGACCCACTAACAGAAAATGTGCATTACATCAATCGCAATCCAACGAATCCAAATTACCCCAAAATGCGGTTCGACAATCCAACTGCACTTCCTGGAAGGATTGAGCCAACAAGAGGTTTTTTTCAGGAGAGAGCATACACACAAATATGGAAAGAATTGTATATTTCGCCACAACAAGCAAGAGAAGAAAAAGGAAGCGTTGAAGATAATGTGCGTCGCGCATCAGAGATGACTACTGCAATACGTGATTTAGCGTCTCCGGAGTTTGAAACATGGAATGAAGAAACGATTGCTGCAAACACTTTGGTTCAAGATGAGTCCATCGGAGAAAAAGAAATTGATGCAATTTACAATTGGACAACTCCTGGATATTACCGTTATGAATTGACAGTCACAAATCAAAAATCATCTGGCGAACAACTCACCAATCGATTCACACAATTGATGCGCCCTGTTGAAACTGGTGGTGTTCAGGACTACACAGAACCAAATTTGCCTACGGCATATCCTGCGCCTCTAATGTTCATCACGCCGCCCATGCGTGGCCCAACCAATACATTCATGATTCACTCATGGATTCCAGATTTGAGTTCGGACCTCAGTCCGTCTTATCGCGCATTTATGACAGTTGATTCCAACGGAAAGGCTTATTTGAATAGGGGTGCTTATATGGACTATTTGTACAAAATGATGCAACTGATATTCAAGACAATTGTGCTGAATGCGAAAAACACCAGAGGGACGACATCGACAGGAGCAGGAGCAGCGGACTCTAATAGAATTTGCATCAAACTCATAGCGATTGGTTATGACAGTGATGAGAGAAATCTAAAAATGGTGAGTCATGATGATGACAAGAAATTCATCGGTAATTCGTTTTTTTATGCGATAAGAGATTACAGCATGTTTTATGAACAAGAAAATGTCGATGTGATTGTGTATTACGATGAAGCGACCCAACAGGAGGTTAGACAGCGATACAATGAATACACCAGCCAGCGTGAAGCCGTTTTGTTGAAAACCGGTTCGTCATCATCGTCCACAATAGATGCCAATTTGAGGTTGAAGATTCTCCCAGCGAATGATTTTTTCACACTCAAATTCCCGATTGGCAAGTCGCAGTTGCAAGAAAAGGACCTGTTGTATTTTGTGAATTATTGCAGCACTCCGCGCTCGTTCATTGGAAATTGCGGCGAATGGCCAGAAAACATTGAAGACATCGTGGATAATGCAATTATTGGGGGTGGAGGGGAACAACAACTGCTGAGGTCTCTTGCAAATGCAAAAGAATACGTCAATGAATTGTTTGCAAGACGAAATATTGATTTAAAAATGAATAAAATTGCAGAAAATTTGGCTCAATGGAATGATAAGACAACAATACCAAAGACGCTTGTTTCCGCACAAGAAAGAATAAGAGACAAGTATGTAAAATACAATACTGATGATGCAGTTGTTAAAGCTAGTGATACTCAAGGCAGACCCATGAATGTGAATCTCAGTTGGTGGAAAGGTTCAGGCGACAAGAACTCCAACAATGCACTCCCGCGCAATGCATACATGAGTTCATTTGACGAGCATGTGTTGATTTTGCATAATCTATTGAAAAGGTTTGACGTGTCAGACCACTTTGAGCCCCTTGCATTTGGAGATGATGCAAATGCAACCAATAACTGCGGACCATTTATGCCGATAGATGCATCTGCAGCGACATTTGAAAATGCGGTGTATGCTTATGTGCAGACCAAGAAAATCCTAACAATGCTCTCGAAAATCAAGCCGGACAACATTCAGGTGTACGACAAAGACATTGACAATGTTAAAAGTGCGCTTGTGGCGCTGAGCGTGGACATGTCATGGTCAATGGATGCCAAATTTGCGGCAGGTGCGTGCGAAGGCGCATTCATTCCAAATTCAAGTGTGCTGCACAATCCATTCGTCTGCACGCAAGTATTGGATATTAATAAATGGCAATACGTTGATTTTGATGACATTGCATCACGTGAAATAAGCGGGACACACCCATTAATGGCACAACTAAAAAAATTCGTCGACGCCAAAATTCAAGAGTCAGTGGGTGTAAGTCAAGTTGCATCTACAAATTCGGCCACATCCAACAGTGGAATATTGGTTGTTTCAAAGCAACCATCCGTTGAATTGATACGAAAAAACATGAAAGTCATATTTGAAAATTTGTTTCAAAAGAACGCACCGTTGAGGATTGATGGAAAGGAAATGGTGTTGAACAACTATGCATGGCCCGAAGAGCGTCTGTATTGCAAAATGCGCAATGATGCAAGGTTGGCTTCATTTAAGAGTGGTAGTGGTGGAGACCGCAAATTTGATTTTGCAGAGTTGAGAGGTTTGCGTTCATCATCTGCAAAAAAATGCATTGAGTTTCCTCTCTTTGTTGTTCAATTGATGTTTACTTTATTTGAAGGCAAATTATCAGACATGACGCTGTTGGATCAGGCGAGTCTTTCTTGCATTTCAGATGAAACGATGTTGCAAGATAATTTGAAAATTGTGTGGGAACAAATGATGCGAAATCTGAAAGCGAAGGAGCAAAATTTCACGATTGCAAACATTTTCAAGCGGATTGGACTTAATTCAATCGACATGGAATATGATTACACTGCGTATTTTGATGGGGATAAAGTGCCGCTTTTAGGAACCCACACAGCCAGTATACTCATTAACTGCACAAATGCCGCAACAACCCCGCTTCTTAAAACAACGAACACGGAGATGTTGAAAAGAATTAACGACGAAGTTTCAAATGATGCACTGCGAGAAAATGAGAGACTGTACAACACTCCTCCTCTCGTGAATCCAAATGAACTGCCGCCGATTAATCCAGTTGGTCCATACAATTCGGTTCGTGCTTTGGCCAAAGTGGCTGAAATATTCAACATGGTTCAAATGCATGGGGTCTCTGGAACTGAAATACCTCCCGCAAAGCTCGCTGCAATGCAAGGAAATCTGAGAAATCTGATGCAATCAAAAGATTATCAACCGCAACTTATACAATCTGGAAATGCACGCATTGGATGGAATGCCGCAAAACAAACCGAAAGCACAATGCTTTATGTTAGTTCAATTGTGTCAGATAAAGGAAATTTGCAAGACATTAGCAGTGATTTGTTGTCAATGAAGCCAGGTGATAAAATATTGATTAAAACTGACACCAATGCTGCAGCAGACCGTCGTGAAACAATAAAAGCAGCGCGTCTTGCATTAAAACGATTTGGAAGAAAGATGAAGCGCGGCGGTCGTAGTTTGGGGCGAGCGACCATTGAAAAGTTTTACAATGCATATTATGCTGCTGTGGAAAATTGTGCATATGCATTTGCATATGTTAAGCAGGGCTTGAAAAATTTTGGCACATGGAGTTTATACAAAATCAAACGTTTCATCGAGAATTTAAAAGCATTGTTGAAAAATTTATATAAAGCTGGGAGTATTCCAAAAAAATTGGTCGTTGCGGTTTATCATGGTCTGATGGCCGTGTGGGAACTACGCAAGGCTAATCCTGCTGCTGATGTTGCCGCTGATGCTGATGTTGCCGCTGATGCTGATGCCGTTGCCGCTGACGAAGTTGTTTTAGATGATGATTTTTTGAAAGATATTTTTCAACAAGAGAACGTAGATGAAACACAAGATGCAGCAGCGAATGCAGCAGCGGAAGATGTAGCAGCGGATGCAGCAGAGGAAGATGTGGCTGAAGATGCAGCCAGTGTGTCTGCTCCTAACCCCACTGAAAGCAGATGGAAGACATTTACGAAGGCATTCAATGAAAATTTTGAACTTGAATTTAACAAATTTCCTGAAAGCACTGAAGCCCCAACATATGGTTCTTCCAGTGATATGGCTGATGCTGCTAAAGCAAATGCTGAATCAAGTCATGACCCAATGAAAAGACAAGAAAGGGTGGATAAAAATGCCGAAGAGGAAAGAAGAGATGACGATGAAGCCATGCGTGATGCCAATGAGGCTGCTGCTGCAGTTTACAATCTTCGTTTTGAAAAGAGTCAAATGTGGATGATTACTGGGGTTCCAACAAGGAACACTGCTTTTCCAAAAATAATAAACATCCCGGTGTATCATTTCAGATTAAGAGCTTGGAATTTATCAAATTTTAGCGGAGAAGAAATAGATAATGACATAAAATTAAAGGTGGAATTTCAGAAATTTTCAAAAGAAGAGGCTGTTTGAACCAAAAATTTAATATGTGGAATTTATATAAACCATACGTTTTATACAAATGACTTGCAAGTTGAATGCGTGCACTGAAAAGAGCACATACCCCTCAAACACACCGCACATTATTGTTGGCACTGTTGTTGGACTGGGATTGTTATATGTCTTGTTTTCCACCAAGCGAAAGTGATGCACTTATCCAAGACACTCAATGAACTGTTTTATGCGGACAAATATTGTTTTCATCATGGTGCTGACTGCTTTGTCCACAAACGGAGGTATCGAAATCATGTCATCCGGTTTGGACAGCATTAATCGAAACTTATAGTAAAAATTAATTGTTCGCCCATCTGGTTGAACATGAATTATGATGTTTGAATTGTCTGAATCAATTTGTTCAGCGCGCTTGGGAATCAAATGACGCAGCAATGATGGTGCGTTTTTGGGAACATTGTGGCTGTTAAAGCAAATGACTTGACTTTCATTTTCTGGAACTTGAGAACCATTGAGCAAATGAGGTATTTCAGTGAAAACATGCGTATATCTCTCACCTAAACCCATGATGCTTTTGAAAATGAAAAGAATTTCTGCGCGCGATGGATTGCTCGGGTCAGGAAATGCAATGTGGTGCGAATCAAACAAATCTTTGTTCAGTTCAAACATCATTTTATAAATGTCGAACGTTAACAATCTGTCAATGCGTATTTTAGGATTGTGTGCGCGAAATTCAATCAAATACATGTAATTTGGTTTGTCTCTGCTCAAATACACAAAATCTTTTTCGCATGCGAGCGTGAAATTCTCCGTCATTTTCGTTTAAATGTAAAAATTACACAATTTAAATATATTCACAAAAACTATATTTATATTGTTTCTTTTATAAAAATGCAGAAGTCCTTACGAATTCACACACGCATCTAAATGTCCAATGCTAAACTAACTGTGTTTTTGTCTGACTTTTGGCGGCGTTTGCTTTTGTGTGGCAGATTGTCATTCTGCAACTCTTTCAAATCTGAGATGCTGATGGTGCTGGTTTTGTCTTCGGTTGCAGGAGGTTGTGCGACGGGTGTCTGAACTTGTATGGTTTTGGTTTTGAGTCCAGAGAGAATGTTCGAAATGTCGGTGGGTCCGCGCATGTCGGGACGTTTGGACACAGTGATAGGGGGGACAGACGATGCAGATGTGTTGCTGTTGTTGCCGTTGCTTCGTGCGGCATTCAAATCCGGACGGTTGGACGGCATGGAAGGTGGGGGCGCAGTGTTGTTTCCAGCGCGGAACGGCGTTCCTGGGTCAGAGTTGGGGTCACGCACGCTAGTCGGGACCGGTGGAGGAGGCGGGCGCTGATTTGGAATGTAGGGTGGTGCCTGGCGTGAAGGCGCTGGTTGAGTTGGTGGAGGGCCTTGTTGACCCATGACATCACCCATGAAGTTTCCAAATCCAGGACGATTCTGCGACATTGAATTGACCGCCGCCGCCGTGAACTGTTGCATGAGTTCGGGGTTTTGACGCATGATATCATCCATTCCAGGCATCGCTGATTTAAACATGGTATTGGTCATGTGCAACATGATTGCACTACCCCCCAGTTGAAACAACAGCTTGAGTTCTGGTGCCATCTTAGCTTTGGATTTGTACTTGTCATGCAGTTCTGAGAAGATTTCGTCATAATCGTCGATGTTCTCATTGACTTGCTCACTCCAGCCATCCAGCTTCAAATCAAACGGATCAAACTTGTTGTTCAAGTACTCAATGCCTGTGATGACGGACATCAGCATTTTGCCCTGAAACTTAACACTGTTGCGTCGTTCGCGCTCCTCCAAATGCGTCTCATATTCGCCCTTCATTTCTGACAAAGATGACTCCATGGAGTACTTCTTCGTGAGGGTGATGCCCTTCTGCTCCAAATCCTCCAGCTTTCGCAGGTACTTGAATTTCTCTCGCAGCAATTCCTCTTTGGTCATTTGAGGATGAGAATCCACGGGGGCATCTGGATTGAGTGGGACGTTGTTGAATTTTCCAAATCCATCCCATGTCTTTTTATCATCATCGGCTGATGCAGTTGAACTTCCTAAATTGAATCCACCGCCACCTGCGCTCCCACCCAGGTCAATTGGTTCATCGCGAAACGACACGCTGTTTCCGCCGCCACCTCCAGCAGAGTTCCCAAAAAACAAGGACTTGCTTGAAGATGAACCACTGGGGCCTGGAACATCACTCAACTCGTTCAGTTCGGCTTCCAATGCATTCAGGTCGCCGATGTCGATGTCGCCACCCCCGCTTTTGTTGCCACCGCCATTTTTTACTTTGTCATTCATGAGAAATTCAAGACCACCTCCAAAGTTGGAAGATTTGCCTCCTCCAAATCGCGAATCGCTGGGTAAATTCGAAATGTCGATTACTTCTTCCATTAATGACAGCTGTATTGTCTATTGTCTATTCTTATGTTTCATTTATATCTTTTAAGTTTAAATCATACGCAATATAAATTTAAATTTAAATTTAAATTGTTGAAATTGCAATGCAATTGTTAAAATAATGTTATAATGTTATAATGTTATAATGAATTAATTCACAATTTCTCTCTTGTGCAGAACCACCACAACCCTTGCAAGAAGCAATCCGCCAAGTCGTCCTTCTTTTTGTGTTTTTCAAACTTCAATAGTTGTGCCGCTGGAATCAGTGTGCGCGTTATTTCGATGCTGCGTTTTTTCCGGTCGGCATATTCCGTTTTGTCGTCGCTTGCCGCATCGGAAAACAACTTCAATTTGTTTGTGGCCGATATGAACTGAATGTTTGGAACCCCGCGCATAATGAAGTATTGAGTTATCATGCCTTGCAGAGTTTTCATGCGAGTGGCAAGTGTGCTTAATTGATTCTCAATGATGACCGTGTCAACCCCGGATGATATGTGGGACAATGCATCAAATCGTTTGTGCATGTTGCGTCCAATCGTAATCAAGTCCATTGATGCGGCAGAAATGACTTTGGGTTTTGCGGACACCGCAACCAAATACTCCTGGTCCAAAGCACTCACGACATGTTGCAACAACTTTATTTTGCTCTTGTTGCATTTTTCGGGAATGACCGTCGAGAGATATTCACCAGAAAATGTTTTTAGGTCATCCAGTGTCATTTTTTTCAAAATTCTCGATGATGCAATGGAAGGCAGCAACGGCATTTTGTATCCGGAAGAATTTGCATGTCGAGTGCAGTAATAAGTCGAAGATGCGTCTGCATCGTTGTCATTGTTTCCATTGTTCCCATTCTTGTTTGAATGCGCGAATTTGGCTGGAAACTTGCAGCCATCGGATGAACACATCGCCGCATCCGGTTTTTGAGACGCGGTTGCATCATCTTCGCACAAGTTTACCGTGTCCCACGCCACAATCGAGAGATGCTGCATCATGGAGTCCGGAGGTCCGGTGTCTACATCATTTTCGCGTTCAAACAAGCAGTATGCCAAATTTTTCATGCCCACATCAATGCTCAATACTCTCATTTTTTTAACAACATCTGGAGAGGGCATGGGCATGTCATACATTCCATCACACGTCGCCATTGCAGGAGAACACTTGAATGACGACAACATCACTTTTTGTATGGATTTTTATAGTCATCTGTGTTCATGTGTTTATGTGGTTGTATTACGAAAAATAAAAAAATGTATGTGTATTTTATAAAATGTCCCAAGCTCTTGTTGACGATTTCATTGTTCAAAGGTTTGCAGCAATTAATCAATGCGAACCATACATAGCCAAGTCAGCATACGAACATGCCAAACTGTCAATCCCAACCAGGAAATCAAAATACCGCATACCCCTCTTTCATCTCCTCCTCCCCCCCCATCTCTCCTCCTCCGCCCCCTCCTCCTCCTTCTCGCCCTCCTCCCCACCCTCCTTGCAGGCAAAAGCAATTAAACGTCGCGTGGCATTGCTAATAAGGTATTTTCGAGACTACATTGCTGATAGACGATTAATTCACATGTTGAGTGAAACACGAGTGAATGACATAATGGGGCACATAAACAAGGTAATCAATGAGAGTCCTGTGGAAAATACATATGACGATACGTTAAATGTATTATTGGTACTTCCAAGCCCGCAAACTGGTGGAAAAAAAACCAGAAAATGGACCATGAAATACAAACGAAGTATCAACTGTAAATCACCTCGCGGATTCTCACAACGTCAGTATTGCAAATACGGACGACGCAAAACGTCTAAAAAATAAAACCACTTTTTTGTTCATAAATTTAATTTAATTAGGGGTGGGAAACCCACGAACGAGAAGTTCATTTTGGGAGATGACTGGTGCAATCATGCGCGCCTGAAGCTGTTGACGGGTCAAATAATAATTCTTCAGGTCGCTGTTTTCATAGCCAAATGGCTGGCTCCTGTCAAGCACTCCATTAAAAACGTAGGGAACGTTTGGTTGAGGTTGAAGTGGGTTGCTTGTGTTGAAAACGCAGCTGCCGCACTGGTTGCATGCTTCCAGTTGATTTGCCTGCATTATTTGTGTGGCATTATGAGTCAGATACTGACGGTACTGCGAGTTTGACGTTATGCCGGCTTGCTCCTTAATGCGCTCATTGATGACTGCACCAGGTTGCCAATCAGCATAGTTGCGTCCATCTGCCATGATTGGAGGAAAATTGAAATGGATGTTGTTTGATCCAGCATAACAAGTGGCCCAGCTCATTGGAGAGATTTATGCGTTAATGTATAATATAATGCTTGTATAATAATTATATTATATTTTGTTGAATTTATGACAAATCTCTCGAATTCATCACCATGCAAAGAATTTTTTTGACAATGGCTCCTTGCCAGTTGTTTTGTTCTTCTTTGTGCAATTGACATTGCAGCTGTTGCAATCGCCATTACAGTCATCATAATCACCAGCATCATTCAATGCATTTGTGTTGTATAAATCTTCGAAATTGTAAGATGGTGTTGTGGGTGTTGGGGTAGGTGTGGGTGTTGGTGTGGGTGTTGGGGTAGGTGTGGGTGTTGGGGTAGGTGTGGGTGTTGGTGTGGGTGTTGGAGCAGAGATTTGTGCTGCAGCGGTTCCTAAACAACACGTGCGCATGATGCGTTCGGTGACAAGATAAGGATTTATGTTTGCTGCAGGGCGCCGGTCTTCTAAATAGCCGTACCCTTGATTTGCAACATGCCGTGGAATGCGAATGCTGCGTCCTCGGTCGCTAATGCCCCATGTGCATTCATGCATGGAACTGGTTTCGTTTCGTCCGGTCATTCGTTCAGCATTGTCTTTGCCATAAACAGCCATGTGTTCGGCATGATTGGCCTGCAGTTGGATGCATGCCGCTTTAATCGAATCCATTGCATGGTTTGATTTTGTTCGCATGGCTTCCGTGCTGAAGTTGGTATGCCCTCCTGAGCCATTCCATTCATGTTTCAACGGGCGTGGATGAAAGGACACGCTGCAACCGTGCTCCTCTGTAATGCGCATCAAAATGTAGCGCGCCATCCACAACTGGTCAGACACTTGCAATGCAGTTGACGGTCCAATTTGAAATTCCCATTGCGATGCCATCACCTCTGCATTCGTGCCACATATTTGAATCCCGGCATACAAGCACGCCTTCAAGTGCTGGTCCACAATGTTTCGCCCAAAACATCGGTCCCCACCCACACCGCAATAGTATGGTCCTTGTCCTCCACATCCTGGATTGCTGCCATTCATCCATTGATACGGCTGATTGAAATAGTGATGTGATTTCAGTCGGTCAAACAAAACGTACTCCTGCTCAATCCCAAACAACGGTTGTTCGACTGCCGATGCAGATTCAGTTTGCGCACATTGAACGCGTGCATTTGTGGCATGCGGGGTTCCATCTTTATTGTAGCAGTCACACATGACCAAATAAGATTTGAAGTGTCCTCGTTCTCCAAGTGGCGGACTCTGATAAAATGGGTTGTGATAAACCGCAACGGGACGAATTAAAATGTCGCTGTCAGTTCCACTTGCTTGTCCTGTGGATGAACCGTCAAATGACCATTCCCACTTTTCTGGCTGAGAAAGCAATTTATCCATCACGACATTTTCATCATTCGCAACACGATTTTTGCTTCGCAAACCACCGTCTGCATCTATCCACACATATTCAAGAATGTTCGGCATGATATTCGAGAGAAATGTTCAAAAACAATAAATGATATACAAATGTGTGCATTTATTCTTTTAAATATGTTCAAATGCTAATTGTGTTTTGCCATTTCGTCCATTGCATCATTGATTTCATTGCAGAAGTTGCACGAGGTCTTTCTTTTTCAATTTTTGCAGGTCTGCGTCATCACCTCCAAGGCCGCGTTCTTTGGCGAGTTGGCGCAGTGCAGGAACCGACATATTGCCATAGTTCAAATGCACCTTGGACGCAGATGATGCGGATTTGTATCCGATTTTCACATCAAACTTTTGTGGTTTTTCTTCTGATTCGGATGAAGATGATTCGTCGTTGTCGTCGTCTTCGTCGTCATCGGAATCCGGATTCAGTGCAGCAGCAGAATTAAGAGAAATTATTTTTTTTGTATTGGTGTCATCTGCATTGTGTTCTGCATTGGTTTCGATGTTTTCAATGTCAATGTTTTCGATGTTGTCAATGTTGTCAATGTTGTCAATGTGTATCTGCTTTTTTTCGGAAGATGCTCTTTTCTCACACATATCGGTGAACTCATTGTGATATGCTTCGGGTTGATGAATCTCATCGCCCACGGACCACTTGTCCTCGGATGAACCCGATTCAGAACCCGATTCAGAACCCGATTCAGACTCAGTGTCAGACGTCTCGGACTCTGAATCAGTGGCTGACTCCTCGTCCGAACTCACTTCAATGAGACTGTTTTGTGTAATCGTAATTTCCTTGTGGCATTGTTGTGCCGCTGATTCTGCATTTTGTTGCTGCAATGGATGTTGTTGCTGCAATAAACCGCGCGAAATGATTGCTTGCATTATGCGCGCTTGCTCCATTTGCGACTGCTCAATGAGCGAGAGACGCTGCTTGAAATAATAAAACACTCCATAAGAAATGATTGCACATATCGCTAAACTAATGAATGCAGTTGTTGCAACCGAAAATGAAGAACCAGTCATTGAAATATGTTTTAGTATTTGAAATATTATTTAATATGTCTTACAATCAAATAATAAATAAAATGTGGTTGAACGAACGCGTGGTTTTCAACGTCTAGACCTATGCTTCTTAGACCGATGCATCTTAGACCCATGCTTCTTGGACCTATGCTTCTTAGACCTGTGTTTCTTAGACTTGTGCTTCTTAGAACCCCCACGTGAACTCATTTTGTTCAATTTCAAATATTCGTCAAGTAACCCCATTTTTTTCAAATATTCGTCAAATGTGATTTCTGGGTTTTTCAACAATTCAATGGCTTTTTTAGTTGTTTCTTTTTCCTGAAGAATCGTTTTCCTTGCATGACCTTCAATTGATTTATCACTTAATTGTTTTTCAATTTCTTCTAACACAATGACTTTATCTTTAAGCGACTTGTTTTTACGAATTTCATCCATATCTTGCATTTCAATGTATTCGTGGTTATGTGGCATGTTGAATTCAGTTATGTTGATTTAACTATAAAAATGCATAATATTTTATTTTTTATAAAATTCAAAGACTGCTTAAAATTCCACGCGTGGTTTCAACAATTGATGCCGGATACTGCAGGTCATATAAAACCTTGATTCCTCCTTTGATGGAGGAAATGCCCGGACGCAGCGCGTATAAGTATTTGAAATCATAATTGCCTCTGTCGGCCACTTCCATGTGCAAGTTTCTGATTTTATTGTTTGCATTGTTTTCATTTTTTGCATTGTTTTCATTTTTTGCATTTGCCTTGGTTGATTTATTCTCAATTTTCTCTCGTTTGTCTGATTCTGAAGATGTGTTTTGTTGTTCAAACAGTTTGCAAAGTTGGATGTAGTGTGTGGTAAGCATGAAATCCACGTTGTCCTGCTTCGTCAAGTGCGTGATATAACCGTACGCGCTGGCAATCGCTTCATATGGATTGGTGCCTGAATACAGTTCATCAAATATACAAAAGTGCCGATTGGGGGTTAACTTGTCGAGAATCTCTTTGCATCGCCTGGACTCAGCCTGGAACAAGCTGTCGCGCCCGGACGTGTCTGGAATGTTCAAATAGCTGTGCAGTTGCTGGTAAGGGCGAATGCGCGTGCCAGTTTCGTAGAATCCGTAGCCGAGCTGCTGTGAAAACAGGATGTTCAGCATGGTCATCTTGAGAATGGTGGTTTTCCCCGATGCGTTTGGTCCCGTGATAACAAGTCGCTTGTTCAACGAGACCGTGTTTTTCACCGGGGTCTCATTGTCGCTAACGGCAGTTGCAACATAGTATCCATTCACGATTTCACTATGGCTCAACTTGGTTGGCTTTTTGGTTTTCTTTTTGTCTTTGGCCTTGTCTTTGGCCTTGTCTTTGTCCTTATCCTCAACATCGGCCTCGTCCACGTCGTCTTCATTTGTTTCATCGCCGGTGATAAACTCGCATGCCGCAACCTTCTTGTCTTGAAGCAATGCACCAAAGTGTGTCATGTGCTCCACAAATGCATTGAATCCAAAACTGTATTGCATAGACGCCGAAATGGTCGCATCCGAAAAAACCGCATAGTACTGCTGCATGATGTATCCGATTTGCAGACACTTCTTTGCGGTCAGTGCTGGTGGGTCGATTCGGTCAAATGCGACAACCATGTTCTCCAGATGTTCGCGGTTGGAATTCAAATCCGTCACGAACTGCGCATATGTGGCGTTTCCTTGCGCATGAGCGGCAAATTCTCGCATGCGTGCAATGGTTTGATTTGCATAATCACGAATGGCAGCCAGGTCATCGTGCACAAGGAACATGTTGCGGTAAAACCGGTGGCATGATACCACATTTTGATACATTTGCACAAAGTAGAAGACAACCGACACCAGGATGTAGATGCGCTTGTCCCAACTCACGGAGCTCATGTCAAAAATGAGTTTCCCAATGGCGTGTTGTGAAAGCATCATTTTTATAATCCCGAAATAAGTCATGAGCGTGATGGGGACGCCCTGCAACTTGAGAAGGAAGAACGGCACGATGAGCATGATGACCGGCATCAAAAAAGAGAGAACGGGGGAAAACAGATTATACATGCTGTAGCACTGTAAAAAAGTGGGCGAACGATTTAACATGTCTAGAGGGGCGTAGTCGATGTAGTTGAACTTGTCGCGGAATGACGCATCTGTTTTGATGCGGGTCCAAATGGCTTCAACCTTGTCACAATCCATCACATCATGCTCTTGTGTGTTTGAAATGGCAGCAATGAATTTTTGTGTGTCTTGCAAGTGAGGAACACTGGATGTGATTTGTTTGGCCCACATGCCGAGATATCGTTTTGCAAATGCAGACTTCGGTTGAAAAATGTGGGTATACATTGGTATTGATTCCATTTCGACATCAGGATTGTTGTTCACTTGTTTGGTGCATTCAATGAGTTCCAAATCGGACAACACGCTTTTGTCGATGGGATGCAACACATCAGGACTTAAATATTCCATGGGCAGTTTAAATGATGTTTCTAAATGTGATTTCGTTTGGGCAGTTGGTTGGGCAGCTGGTTGGGCAGCTGGTTGTTCTTCTTCTGTGCCTTTATTCGAGTGTTGCATTTGAAGTCTTGCTAAAAAGTGTTGTATCATTTGTTTGCGTTATACAATGACTATAACAAATGATAGAAGATAATGCATTAAATTGTACGAAATATGCATACGTGGCGATTTTCAATAAGACTCAAGCAATTGGTTCATGCTCTTTTGAATCGTGTAAAACGAGATGCCGAACATGGCGCTCATTGCAATCAGTCCTGTGAGGTTTGCATTTCCATCTGAATTGAATAAGCTAGATGGCAAGTATCTGAACATGTATCGTTTTACTGCCGGCAATTGAAACGCAAAATAGAGAATGGCCAGCATGAGTGGCGACTGGATTTCTTCATAAAACGTCTCTAAAGTGTCAGCGCGATTCGACCCACGGGTGTTTTGTTGCATGACGCGCTCGAGAGTGGAGCTGGTTTCATGGTCTTGAATGTAATCCACTTGCCTCTGGGGTTGTGGAACATACGTGGGTTGAACTTGGGCATCTTGCATCATAACACTGGTGTCGCGCGGAATATCTCTCGACGGAAGTGCAGTCATTCCGGTCATGCTGGCACGTTGCACACCGCTCACCAGTTCGTTCATGAGTTTTTGATTGGGTTGTTGGCTGGGGTTAAGTGGCGGACCTTGTGCAGCTGGTGCTAAATCAGGGACATTTGGCGAGTAAGACAAGGCGCCCGGTTCTGTCTTTTGAATGACAACATTTTGGTTCTGTGTGTTGGCATTTTGTCCAGTTGCAGTGGGAAGGTCATCAATGCTGGTGGTGTCGCTCATCTCTTTTATGTATTGCATAGATTCATGTTTTTGCCTTATAACGCAAAGCAGTTTGCGCCCGTTTCCTAAAATTAAAGTAAATCAGTTATTGTTGCCGTTGCAAATTAATATTTCATTTTTGTGTCCATAAAAAAATGAAATTACCTAGTGTCAAATGTTAGTGTTTTTTATTAGTCAACAACATTGCAAACATACCTGTAGTGTGAAGTCATTCGCCTAAGTGGAAGGAATACCGGCAACCCGTTTCGATCGAGTGACCTCGGAGTTATGAGCCCCGCGCGCTGCCCCTGCGCCATGCCGGTAACACATGCTCATGTTATGAGCACCAGTTTCTGTAAAATCTGGCAAATTGGATAGCATTGAAAGCGAGTTTCGATCTCGCGACCTTGGACCGACAGTCCATCTCTTCCGCTGAGTTATATCAATGCCAGCTGCGTTTAACGTCCAGCTTGACGGACAGCTTCTGTAAAGCTGTCGAATTGAAAGATACCGGCAACCCGTTTCGATCGAGTGACCTCGGAGTTATGAGCCCCGCGCGCTGCCCCTGCGCCATGCCGGTGAAAGATGCTCCAGTGCCTTGATGCACCAATGCGATGTATGATAGATACCGGCAACCCGTTTCGATCGAGTGACCTCGGAGTTATGAGCCCCGCGCGCTAACCGCTGCGCCATGCCGGTGAAAGGCTTCGTTTTACGTCCAGCTTGACGTGAATGGAATGCGTTTGACATCAGCATCTAGACGACCAGCTTCTGCAAAGTTGGCGAAGTGATTGAATACCCCCAGTCAGTTTCGATCTGACGACCTCCGGCTCATAAGGCGATAACCATCAGTCTTTCGGACGTTATACACGTAGAATTGGATGACCGACGATGTTTACGGCGCGCTTCCGCTGCGCTATGAGGGTGAAATTTTTGGTGGACCCCTAAGAATTTGTTGGGATGTGGACACCACCGGGTTTCCCTTTATTTTTCGCAGTGGCACTCATGGGATTCGAACTTGCGACATGTTTCTTGTTAGACACGTTGTCTTCCAACTGAGCCATGCGCTCCAACTGCTTGGAACATCCTGCAGCGGAATGCATATAGTAAGATGCTAAAAAGTTGAGTTTTCTGGATGACCCCCTCATCCAGAATTTTGTTCAAAGCGCCACATCCACACGCGAATCATCGCACTTTGCACTGTTGACTTTGTAAGTGAAACATTTTCCATCATATTTAAAGGTCAGCTTCTTTGTTTCCTCCATGTCCGGCGCTTTGAACACCATGCAATTTCGCCCATGGCACGTCTTCCTAAATAAACTGGAAAGACCAAGACCCATTATTATTCCGAAAATAACCCGACTCGCGGAAGAATGAATGAAGTCATGTAGTTGCATTATTTAAATGCTAAATGTTTAAGTTGTTTTATAACTATATTTTATTTTTTTTGAAAATACAATTAAATGCGGGTTTAAACGCGAACGCGATGCGTCTTACGATGATGTTTTTTGTGGCGAGGTTTTCGTGTTTTTTTTGTTTTGTGATATTTTCGACGATTGCTTCCGCCTTTTTGTTTTGACAGATATTCTTTTAGTGTTTCATATGCTTCATGTATTTTCCGAAATGCATCGGTCGCCTCCGGCGTGTTATTTTTATCAGGATGCAGCATCAGAGCTAGCTTGTGGTATGCCCTCTTAATATCTGGGAGGTTAAACGGTGGGTTGTCTAAAGCATTTAATGCTTCTGTTATTGGTTTTGGTAATCCGGGTGGTTTTGCTGAACTGGGAGTTGGTTCTGCTGAACTGGGTTTCTGACTTCTAATTTCTTCCCTCTGTCTTCTAATTTCTTCCCTCTGTTTTATAAATTGGTCCCAAAACTGTTCCACGACTGATGGTGCTGCCTTTGCTGGTTTTTTTTCTGGCATGGGGCCTTTTTGTTTTGCTGAGCATGTTTTCATGTGTAGTATTAAACTCTCCTCATCCCGACGTGCTTTATTGCAATGAGGACAAAATCTTATTGATGATTCTGACATAATAAATGATATATAATTTGCATGATATAATTCTATTTCTGACATAATAAATGAATGAATGTTCGCATATGCAATAAAATAAATAATAGGTGTTCCGTTCAAGTTTGCATGGGGATGGTTTTCAGGTCGTCGTCATTGGTGGGGCATGCCGTCATCTTTTGTTCAAACCGAAAACAGTTGTGCGCCTTGTCCCGGAAATTGAAGTGGGATTCGTTGTCTTGCGTGGGATAGACGATGATGACGCGTTGCTTGGGGAGAGAAATGTAGATGTAAAATACACCAATCGCAAAACTCACAATGAATGCAGGCCATGAAATGTGATTTAATACGGACATGTCGTAAATATGCACAAAAATCGATACATATTGTGCATATTATAATTTTCGCTTCATTTTCTCTCACGCTCTGTTTTGCAACTTCAACTTTGTTCTTTCTTCTTTGGTTCCGTGTTTGGTGGTGGGCACGCCGTTCTCCACAATGAATTCAATCAACTCCTCTTTGCCGGTTTCAGGGTCATCCAGATTGGCCACTTCATACACGTCGCCCGTAATTCTCTCTTGGTCCTTGGTCCAGTTGAAAATGTATGCGGCAAGTTGGTCCTTGCGTTTGCGAGCCAGGCGTTCCCGCAGCTGTCGGTTTCGCGCTTCAACCGTGATGCTGGGCACATCAATCTCAAACTCCAGCTGTTCCAGAGTGTACGGTTTTTGAACCAACCGAAACACGTCGCTGCCTAAACTCGAATCCCGTTCGATTGCCGAATACACATACATTTTTTCCATGATTTTCTCATTTAATGGCACGATTTTTGCAATGTAAAGTGCAACTGCATCCTTGACAAATGCGGACTCCTGCCCGCCAGATTCAGAACCACGCCTCAAAATTTCCTTAAATTCCTGCACCGCTTCGTAAAATTTCGAAACCAGCGCATCCACTTCCTCGCGACGCTCTTGATTGCGAACCACATCCAAGTACTTTTTGCGGAATCCGCCGTAGAGGTCAAGTGCTTGGTTCAAAGCGGCTCGGTCGGTTTCAAACTGGCGCAGCGCTTCTTCTTCAGTGGTGTAATTGAACAGCAGGTCCAGCTTTGTCTTAATGATGTTTTCCTTTAACACATCGGCATTCTCAAGGGAAGCATTTGCCAGCGTCTCTAAATTCATAAACTTTCCCTTTACAATTTCAATGCGAAGCGAACACGGTTGTGTGCGATTGCCGCATTGTGCGCGCAAGACGCCGTCTTCATTGGTGAAATGGGTTCCACCGGTTTGTTCGCATGAAACGCATTTGCGATTCCGCTTGAGCTGCATGATTTTAGCACGTTTTTGCTGCATTGTCATGGTTTTCGATTCTTTGATAGCATTTTTTTGTTCTTCGTATCGTTCATCGTAATCGTGCTTGCGTCGATAATAATCATTCAATGCATCCACGTAATCCATTTTGGACACATTTGTTATTGGACCTTGACCAACTGACATTGATTGCTTTCCTTTTTTCTTATATATGTTGCATATTATTTATATCCCAACACATGCGCACCATGCCACTTGCAAATGTTTGCAACAAATGTTTGCAACAAATGTTTTACAAAAATATTTTGCGGTTCTTTATCAACTCCACCTCTGGAACTTCCCATTTAGGAAGTCCTGTTATGAAGTTTCCACGGGATGCAGCATAGTTGGCGGCATTCACCATGCGCAATTTAGAGAGAATATATTCCTGCTGTTTTCTTTGAATTTCAACTTGTTCCTCGGGAGTTGGTTTGCTGCGATGCTTGTAATAAAGAATGGCTGCCACCAATGAAACGAAGATTCCAAACATGCACGTGTTGAAAACAGCATTGTGATACTCTTCTCGCAAACGATTGCACTCCTTCAATACTCCACCGAAAAAGTATTTAACACCCGGTTCAATGAGTGAAGGAGGAGGTGCATGAATTGGACCGCTTGAGTAAGATGGCATGAATGGATAAGTTAGACAAGTGTGTATTTACATTATGCCATTAAAATTTCAAATTAATTTATACACAATGTTTATGTGCATAAATAGAAATTCCATTAAATAAATTCACGAAAATAACATGGTTGTAGCACCCACAAGTCCCCCAGCAACAGCAGTTTCTCCCAATAATGGAATGATGAATCTGGGCATTTACAGCATCGTGACTGCTTTATATTTGATTGTCAATCATGCAAGTGATTCATTGAGTAGCAGCGAAGAACCAAGCGAGAATGCGTCATTTTTTACAACAAATAGAATCATGTCAATTATTTTTCTGGTAATCATTTGGCTGACACAGTTCATGATAACATTCATGTCATTGCAACAACAATGCAACACTCCAAATTATGGTTTGGCTGCTTGGTCTTCATTTGCAACATTTGCATTGCTGTTTGCGCCGCTTTTTGTGTGTTTGCAGTACAATTACGCTTGGTTGCGTCCATTCGGAAACACGTTTGGGTATTTAATCAACAAATTAAACGGATTGATGTCATTCATGCAAAGCATCATGAAGACCAAGGGCGAGAGCGACAAGGTCCAGAAATATTTGGATTACATGAATGATGACCCATGGGGTTTATTTAGTATGTTGACCGTTTATGATGACGCGCCCTCTGCAATCAAAGCCGGCGATAAATTCGATGATTTGAAGTCATCTGGATACTTGAATGCACAGTTGCCAGAAAATGCAAAGGATACATTTGTCAACTTTGTGCGTGTGAAAGAAAACATTGCTAAATTCATATTTTATGTGTTGACATTGAATTTCATGGCAGACTTAACATTCATTGTTGCACAAGAAAATTCCCCGTGTGCCATCAACATTGATGAACTAAATGATGCGGCTTCATTCAACAAACCAAGAACCACGGCAACCACCAAACCTCCGGTGGTTTTCAAAACTTCGGAATAAAGGTCACCAGCTTAATAAAGGAGTTGATGCATACAACACCAACAAATAAGAGAGAATTGCAATCAATATTGCAACAAGCCATGCAGTAACCACCGTTTTTCTCTTGAATCCGATTCCAAACTGGCGCAAACTCCCGTCATCATTATACATAAATCGAGGCTTGAATGCTTGCACTGCTGCAAACACAGCTAAAAACACCAGAATGGAAAACGTGGTTATGTGTTGTTTGATAAAAAACTGATTGAAAAGTTGCATTGGACGCTGTTGCTGCTGCTGTTGCCGTTCAGTAATGATATTATATAAACATATATTTATTTATATAATTCTGCGTGAAATGCGTCAATTTCATCAATGCTTCTTCAAATCAGCCAATGGATGCCACTCTCCCGTTGCATCATCTTGAAACTGAAAATTTGTATCCGACCACACATTGGTTGATGGCAAATCCATGGACAAGATTTCATTGGAATGTATGCGGGCAAACTGGCGCAACGTGTCAAATGCCACACCATCTGGCGTGCGAATGATGCGATTGGTTTCGGCATCAAACGTTGCAAACCATTCACTCCATTCGTGTTTGGCACGATTCACTGAAAGCAAATGTTTCACTCGCATTCCATCCTTCAAGTACTTGAGTTGGTTTTGCTTTCCAATATTTCGAGAGAATTTTATGCCGTTCCCACTCGTGGTGCTTTCCGTGTCGTCATCATAGTCGCCAGTATCAACGTTTTGTTGTTGTTGTTGCTCTTGTTGTAGTTGTTGCATTTCATGCATTTGATGTTGCAACTCCATGACATGTTGCGAATGCAATTGTTGTTGGTTTTCTTCGATTTTTTCAACTGCAGCCGATTCTCTAACATAAATGGTTCCATGATACCAAATGCAGTCTCTCGTTTCAAACACGCTTGAAATGGGCGCTGGTGCAACCGGAAACCAACTTTGAAGCACAATTGAATTCAAATAACTCTGCGTTGCCCTTCTCAAACCATGCAGAAATAGGGTTGGTTTATGCGACTGCGCTTTTTGAACCCCCCATGACATAACCGATTGTTTAAAATGTGGCGGCATTCTCTTCAATATTTTGATACTAATTATGATTCATGCTTTATGTTTTTATTCATGTAATAGATTTTTGCCGTTTTTCATACATCTGTTTGGATTCTTGGAATGTAATGCACCATTAACATTATTTCATTCGGATTCAGCTGGATGGTTTCACTGGCCCATGTTGTCGTGAGTCGTCCTCGTTCTTCATCTGCGAAGGCTATTCTCTCTCGAAACACAAACTTGACATCTGGAAACATGTGCAGTTCTTCAATGCGTCCAAATCTGCAACGAAACTCATTTGCCCCAGGAGATGTTGCATCCAGTATGACAATGTAATGCGCATTTGGTGAGGTGCGTCCAAAATCAATTTGTTGATAATTGCGAGGGGTTTCGTGCATTGAGATTACAAAAAGATTAATGTTGCCCATGAAAACGCAATGCAAGTCGCTCTGTCTGCAATATTCGATTGCATGCCGTTCCACAATTTCAATCATGTGTTGGTGCACCGCCTTTTCATGCATGTCAAAATCCAGTTGATTCAGCGTCCGCTGAGTGTTTGCGATTTGGATTGCCGCAAGTTCATCATATTGTTCATTAGAACTGTCGGAATCAGGTTCATACAAAATAGCCCGACACATTGGACACGTGGGCATGACACTGTGCGCGTGCCATTTCAAAAGACATGATATGCAAAACAAGTGTTTGCACGGCGTGAATGCAATATTTTCGCCAAATTTCAACGTGCTTCCACACACCCCACAATCTCCAGCCAATGAACTTTTCAACTCCTGAGACATTCCAGTCCAATGTTAGTTCATGTCTTCATGTGTTTATGCATTTTTGCATAGTAATAAAATGAAACAATTAGTTTAAAATCAACATTATTAATGTTATAAATAGTCATACTTGTAAAATCATCTTATAAACATACCAGAACACATGTTTGAATTGATGTATCATAAATCTAAGAATTTCTCTCTGTTTGAAACTTTAGAAAATGCAAACACGGGATTACACAATCTGCAAAATTACATTCCATTGTATCGTCGCTTTTTTTCATTGTCGGACACGAATAACAACAACATCAATTTAAATCATCAAAATCACCTCATTTCGGTTGAAAAAGGTACCACAAAAAACAATGTGGTTGCCCGTTTTGAATCGGATGAAAAGTCTGCAGAACCAAAACGCGTCTTCATAAAATATTCGCCGTTGCTGGATCCAATCAAATATTTGTCTGGAAAATACGACATGAAGTCGCCTGATTTGCTGGTGATTCCATCATATGCCCCAACATCAAACATCAGGGTAGATTCAGTTCATCAGAAAAAAATGAATGATCCAAACAATTCATCCTATGTTGATTCCTTTTTCACATATTTGACCAGTCAAGTGTTGAACGCCCACGGGTTTGTGCATGGACTCGAATTTTATGGGTCGTTCTTGGCGAATCAAGATGAATTCACGGTGAATGTGTATGATGAACTCGAGTATTTCAGCGATTGCGACTTTTTTTTGAAAAACAGGAACGAGCTTTTCCGGTTGGATGACATTTCATCCGACATGTTTGATTCGAACCGACGTTCCAATGGAACGCAATCAAAATTGTCGATTGCAAAACCGAGTGTTAAAATTGGGGAAGATTTGGTGCTTGAAACAGATGCACTCGAATGCAATGCAAATGCGTTTGATGATTTGTTTTCATCCGCCGCTGCAAACGAAGCGCATGGTGATGCTGCCGAATTGCAAGAGTGCAGTGAATTTGAACCAGACACCGAGTGTGATAAACGCGTGTCATCCCGACATTCTTCTAGTGATTCTTGTTCATCGCGTTCATCTGACAGCGACAATGATGATGCACCATTTGACAAAACGGATGCAGATGCGCCTGAAAATGATGAGAGCGACTGTGAAGAGGATGGAACGGGCGAATTTGACGATGACACGGATAACGATGACACGGACGACGAAGACGAATGTGGCAGCAATTTTGATGAAGAGGTGCACAATGCGCACATTTTTAATTTCCCAGTGCATGCGATTTTAATGGAAAAGTGTGAAAACACGCTGGACAGCTTGATGTGCGGGAAAAATGAACTGACTGAACCCGAATGGGCAGCCATTCTCATGCAAGTCATCATGACACTCATCGCATATCAGCACATGTTTGCAATGACGCACAACGACCTGCACACAAACAACATCATGTTTGTCAAAACCGAGAAGAAATTTTTGCACTACTTGCATAAGGGAATTTATTATCGAGTTCCGACACATGGTCGCATCATGAAAATCATTGACTTTGGACGCGCGATTTACAAGTACCGTGGCGAAACCATGGTGAGCGACAGTTTTGACCGCAACGGCGACGCAGCAACGCAATACAACTGCGAACCTTACATGAACCCGAAAAAACCGCGACTTGAACCCAACCCAAGTTTTGACCTGTGTCGCCTGGCGTGTTCGCTGTTTGATTATTTTGTGGAAGACATTCGCGATGTGGATGACTACAATGCCACGCTAAAAGAAAGCCGGATTGCAAGCGTGGTTGTTGACTGGCTCAAAGATGACAAAGGGCGAAATGTGCTGTATAAGAAGAACGGCGACGAGAGATATCCGGAATTTAAACTGTATAAAATGATTGCGCGCACTGTGCACAATGCTGTGCCGCATGAACAGCTTAGAAAACCGGTGTTCGCACACTTTGTTATACCACGCAAACAAATCAAGGGCAAACCGCATATCATGAACATTGATGCGCTGCCATTGTACAAAGACATGCACGTGCAAAGAGTTGCTGATTAATTTGAGACACGTATTTAGATTTAAATACAGAATTGTATATCATGATATTGTATATCACGCCATTTAAAAATGATAACGGCATTGATACAAGGCGGACTGGGAAATCAATTGTTCCAGGTGTTTGCCACTCTTGCCACGGCCATTCGTAATGGCGATGCATGTTATTTCATACACACAATAACTGACACCACTGGAAAACGAGGCACATATTGGAACACTCTGTTTTACAATTTGAAACAATTGACAGTCATTGCCAATGCAACCAATGTGCAAAAATTCATGCAGTTGCCCAGTTATAAAGAACAGAAGTTCAGTTATAATAAGCTGCCGAGCAACACGGCCGCGAATCCAACGCCGTTAAAACTGGTTGGATACTTTCAGAGCCCCAAATATTTTGCAGATGTTCAAGATGAAATTTATGAAAAGATGCAATTATTAGAACAGCAAAAACTGATTCAAACCATGTTTGCAGAAAGCGTGTGGTTTTCGTGCGGCGTTGTCACCATTGCAATGCACTTTCGCATTGGTGATTACAAACACATACAAGAAGCGCATCCCATTTTGACGCTGGATTACTATAAAAAAGCGTTGAATCACGTTATAAAAAATGCACATTTGCCTGAACTGAATAAAATGACCAACCCAGTGAAATTCAATGTGCTCATTTTCAACCAGGAATGCGACAATCACGTGATTTTGGACCACATGCGAGAGTTGAGAAACGACCCCATCATATCAAGAGTATGTCGATTTTATAAAATCAATGACATATTTGATGACTGGAAGCAGTTGCTTCTTATGAGTGTGTGCAATCACAACATCATTGCAAATAGCACGTTCAGTTGGTGGGGTGCATATTTAAATCAGAATCCAAGCAAAATCGTGTGTTATCCAAACACATGGTTTGGTCCTGCATTGAAAAACCATGACACACGCGATTTATTTCCAGCGGATTGGGTCAAAATAAATTAATAAATTAATAAATTAATAAATTAATAAATTCATAAATGTTCACATTTTTCAATTTTTCATATTTAAAAAAATTGAAATCATATACTCATGATATATTCGTAGTTAATCGATTCAATATGAGCGCAATCAATCCATCACTTGATATAAAGGGAATGTCATATGCTGTTTGTCAGGTTCCAGGAGAAGCTGACGGAACGTATGCTGTTGTGAAAGTCCTGAATGTTCCTGATGAAAACGAGCAAAGGCACGTCTCGTGCCGAGCCGTTGAAAATTTGACGAATGCTCAATCCGCATTGCAGGACACACCGTTGCATTTGTGCGACCCATCGAAATTGCTTACACAACATCGTTTGGACGATCACTCTTTGCCGTTTCGCACAATCGACCCAACCATGTATTATCAACATGAAATTGATTGGTATGGTAAAGGAATTTTACCAGAACCACTTTACATGTGTTTCATCTATTCACGCAAATGCTACTTGTGCGGCGACATGCGGTCTCCGGATGAACCCATGCACGGCGAATGCACTGAAAACTTCAAAGAAGGATATAGATACTGTGATGCATGTGCTCCGTATTTTCGCAAAGCACTTTACAAAACCCTTGCGCCCATTTGGCGGTTTCGTCTGGAGTATGAGCGTTCTGACAGGTGCCGGACCCCAATTTGGGTGCATCGAACACGTCGGGATGAATCTGGAAAATCGGACCGCGCCAATTCGGGGCGGCCGTTTCGATACACGCGTTGGTTTGTGAGTTCATGGATTTCTCGAAAATCCATGAACCGACATGACCCGAATGTGGAGCCATTCGAAGAAGACCTCATTTGTGTTGAAGAATGGAATGCACCCAGTGATGCCATGAGCAAACTGGTGTCTGTGATGGACGTCTTCTTTGCAAATCGTGGGTCTTTGCACGACCCGAACTACGACCCCAACGTGGATGACCCACTGAATCAAGTCCGACACTTAACGATTGACGAAAAACGAGAGATAATGCGCCAGGAGTCGCCGCCATTTGAATAATGAATGCATGCTTTGTCATTCATTGCACTCTTTTGTATAAAAACATGGTTGACATCCATCCATTTTGGTTAAAAACATCTTGTGCTCTTTCTGCTATTTGTAAATCATCTATGACATGGTGTGGGTTTCCTGTATCATCATATACACCATACACATAATGACCTCCTTGGCCATCTCCTGAATGAAATATGCAACCCTTTATTGTGAATTTTACACCAAGTATATCGATTTCTCTCGTGATTTCAACACGTGTTTGATTTTTTTTGGTTCTGCCATCATCGCCAATGTATGCACGATTAATTGCCATTATCAAATAGTTTCCTCTATCTTGTAGTGAAATTAATGTACCAAATGCGCTTGATTCCAATAAACGTGCAATTGATGTTTCATACTTATAACGGTCAGGGGAAAGCATCACTGACAAGACATGCGTCTTAGTGGAAGTTGTGTCTTCTTTGGTGATTCCAACTGTTTCATTTATAGAAGGTATTATTAAACAAGAAAAATTTGGAAAAAACAACAGTGTCATTAATTCACTTGGGTCAGCTTGTGTGTAATCTTTTTTGTCAGCTCTTAAAAATGCATTGGTTTTGCATCCCGAAACCAAGCGCGCATATGGGTTGATTGTGCCATTTTGTGTTGAAATGCTAATGTCTTTTATGCTCACCGGTTGCTTAGTGCGAATTTCATCAAAAATTATTTTCCATAATTTGATGTTTTGTATTTCTTTGGATTTATCGGATTTATCGGATTTATCACATGCGTTCAGGAGTAACTCAGCTTCATCTGTGATTGGTTTTAATTGTGTTATTTCTTTAAAATTGGTTTTTGCAAAAAAATCTGGAATTTCAGGAATTGCAAGCAACATTTGCATGGCTGCATCCAAATAACACATTGTTGAAATTGTGTTTACCAAATTTCCTCGAATAACTGTTCCGGGTGCTATGGGTTGAGTTTGTTTTGCAGATGGTGCAGGTGCCGCAACAGGTTGTTTTGCAGATGGTGCAGGTGCCGCAACAGGTTGTTTTGCAGATGGTGCAGGTGCAGCAACCGGTTGTGGTGGTGATGCAGTGAGTTCTATGACTTGTGCTTCAAACACGCATTTGAACACAGGGGCAAGATGCTCGTAGCGACTAACAACGTCTCTTGCCCAATCTGAGCTTTGTTCATATGTCTCAACAACTGTTCCTCCAAGTCCAAATACTGCTCCTTTTTTCGTTGTTTTTGTTGTGCCGATTTTTTTTTGTTCCTCCGTCGTGTAGCTACTCCATATGAAATCTTTAATCCAATGTGCAACAGCATTTGAGTTATTCAATGCATCAATATTCTTTTTAGTTTTGTCCAAATAATTCAAAAATAATCCATGGTCATAGTTGTATCTTGCAACAATCGTTGTTCGTGGTTCTTGCGTGGTTTTGTTCACAACTTTATAAAATCCAACATTGCCCACAATATCACCAATTTTTGTATTTACACGTGTGAAAAAAGCTGATAGTTTAAATTTTGCTTGTTTTGACTGTGATTGAATTGGCAATGGTTCATAACCCAAAATTAAAAATAATTCATTAATTCTTTCTTTGTCACTTATGCGTAGTTGATTTATAGTTCTGGACCCAAACACAGCGCTTGGTTCATAATATTGAACTGCCAATTCAAATTTGGGTTCATTAAATGAACAACCAACTAAATATGTTTTTGCATTCAACATGCATAATCCGATTATTTTCAAAATGGCTTCATCATAATTCTGTTCGGTGATGACTGTTTTTCCATGTGGGGCAGCTGTGAGAGCAGCTTCTTTTGCAGCAGCTTGTTGCTGTTGAAGCAACTGTTGTTGTTGCACCGCTTGTTGTTGTTGTAGCTGTTGCAATGCGGTTTCTTCTTGCTGTTGCGCTTTGAGAGCAGCATCTTTTTCTTGTTGCGCTTTGAGAGCAGCAGCTTCTTCTTGCTGTTGCGCTTTGAGAGCAGCAGCTTCTTCTTGCAGTTTCTTTTGAGTTGCAGCATCTTTTTCTTGTTGCGCTTTGAGAGCAGCAGCTTCTTCTTGCAGTTTCTTTTGAGTTGCAGCATCTTTTTCTTGTTGCGCTTTGAGAGCAACAGCTTCTTCTTGCAGTTTCTTTTGAGTTGCAGCAGCTTCTTCTTGCAGTTTCTTTTGAGTTGCAGCAGCTTCTTCATATCTAGCAAACACGTTTTCAGCATACGCCTTTCCATTATGTATTATTGTGAATGCAATGTAGTTGTGTATTGCTATGTTTAGCTCGACAGTCTTCGCATCTCTCATCGCTTGAGAAATCTTTCCTTTAGTCTCTGGTGTTTGCAAATTGTATAATGCATTTTCAATTGCTTTCGCCACGGCATTTGCATTTTCACTTGTAATAGCGTTTCCTGTTTTTTTTTCATAATCTTTGAATAATATTATTTGATTGTCTGTTGGTTGCACATATGTTGGTTCTGATTTTATGATTAGTTCATCTGATAGTGCTTCTGATGCTTCTGATGGTGCTTTCAATGGTGCTTCTGAACCTGCTGAACTTTCTATGAGTCCACGTTCAGATTCAACTTCTTCCTTAAATTTTGAAACTAAACTAGGATATGATTTTCCCAATGGTCCACTTATAAATAATCTTTCAAAGTCATCATTTGTTAAAATTAATCCTTTTTTTGAAGTTTCATCACGCCAACTTGGTTTTATCTTTAATTTCGCCATTTGTTGCATCAATAAAATGTGGTTTGGGTCGCTCTTGTAAAGTTCTGCTGCAGTTTTATCGGTTCCGCCAATTAACCATTTCCAAGTGCTTCTATTTGATTCATCCGGTTTATCCACTTCAACTTGCATTCCTCCCGGCAACCCAACTTGGGTTCCTTCCTTTCTAATAACATATCCGCGATTGTCTTCTGAATCAATGAATTTTGAAAATGCGCCACCATGTTGTCTACGCGTAAATCGACCTTTGATGACTCTGTGCGTGCGTGCAATGCGTTTGTCTTTAACATTTTTGACCTTCAATTTGCGTGTATTTTTTTGCCTGTTTTTTCTCTTAATCGTTTTCATTGTCTTCATTTTGTTTCCAACTATAGAACAATCACATAAAATGAACAAATATTATATTTTGTTCATTTCAATTCGCATCATCATGTCATGACATGGTCAAGGAAACCAGTTCTCGTATGCCATCTTCAAAATTGATGCAAATGTTCCAACCCAATGCTTTCAATTTGGAATTGCTGATATAATAACGCTTGTCATTGAATGGTCGGTCTTCAACAAATTGAATCCATTCCTTTTCATTGACACATTCTCCTTTAATCAGGTGTATCAATATGGTGGCAATGTCCATGATGCTATATTCCATTCCCTCGTCGCATCCAATGTTGTATATTTCTCCCAACTCTCCGCGTTCTAACACGGTTATGAATGCATCGGCTGCGTCTTTCACGTGCAAAAACGCGCGCAAACAAGACCCATCCCCTTGTATTGTCACTGGTTTATTTTCTAGCAACTGATGAATGAATCGTGGAATGACCTTTTCAGGATACTGCCTGGGACCATACACATTGTTTCCGCGGGTTATGATGATCGGCATTTTGAAACTGTGATAATAGGATTGCGCAATGAGTTCGGCTGCTGCTTTGGTGGCAGCATACGGATTTGTCGGGCATAAAACCGACTGTTCGTTTTTCTGCACATCATGAGGATTCATGGTTGATTCACCATACACTTCATCCGTGCTGACATGAATGAATTTTTTAAGGTGCGGGCAATGCAACCGCGCCGACTCTAGCAAATTGTGCGTCCCCAAAACATTGTCCATCGTGTATTCCAGTGCGTCAGTGAACGACGTTTGCACATGCGACTGTGCGGCAAAATGAACAACATGCGTCACATCAAAAACTCCAAACATGCTATCAACCTCATCCTTATTTCGCAAATTGCACTTGACAAAAATGTATCGCAAATCACTTCGAACCTCCTCATCCACATTGTTCACATTTGCACAATAATACAGGGCATCTGCATTCACAATGCGCACATGCTTGTATTTTTTCCACAATTCATTTATGAAATGCGACCCGATAAATCCAGCGCCGCCAGTCACCAAAATGGTCGTGAATTCATTGTCTTCCACACCAATGACATTCTCTACATTCTCAGTCATGATTTCAACAATGGATTCATTTGAGTGTGCTGATGAAACCGCAGCTCGTTTATATGTTTTCATGATGGTCTCGACTGCGTCCTTTATTGGCCGCACATTTGGAAACAGGCGTTGCAATTCTTGCGTGTCCAGCCAGTTGTTGGAACGCTTCGATGCCAAAACGGCATCTTGTTCTTCCAATGAAAAATTGCGCCATTCAAATGCAGGGTCAACGTGTTCTTTGTACAATGCAAGAATCTCGTTGTGGCTGATAACGCCCGGATTCGTAAAATTGAGTGTGCCAATGTAGCGATTTTTCATGAGCTCCAACGCCATGGGCAGCAACTCAGGCAACACCGACATTGAGTTGGGAATGGAACACACCTTTTCATAGTGCGTTATTTTGGTTATGAAATTGCGCGGGTGGTCTTCCCCAACAATGGGCATTCGAATGCGCAGATTCAAAATGGATTGCCTGTGTGTTTGAGTGGGCTGTCCGTGCCGCCATGCCATGAAACGGTCAGTGATGCCTTTCACGATGGAGTAGCTCGACCCAAAAAAGTTTGGCGCGTCCGTCTCCTTGAATGCTTGCATGCAGTCATTGTCATCGTTGTTGAAAATGCATCCGGTTCCCAGATAAGTGTAATGAATGCCGCGATCAGCGCACAGCTGTGCAAGAATGATGGGCGCCATCAAATTATCGCGCACATTTTCAACAAGTTTTCCAGGTTGTTCCAAGTAATCAATTGTTGAGAATTTCTCTCCATGTGTGCGTCCCAAGAATGAAACAACATGGGTGGGTGCAAATGCATCCATTTCGCGTTCCAGGTCCGCAATGTGGTCCAAGTCAACGCGACTGGTTGCCACACAATGCTCTGTGTTTTCTTTTGATGCTATTTCGACAAATTGTTGGCCAATCCAACCATTTCCTCCGAATATTAGTATTCGCATTTTATTACATCATGATGTTGTTTGTTTAAATGTGTATTTAGGATTTATAAATATTTTGTAATAATACATATATAGTAAAACTTGTAATGCCGCGTGGTCGCACAAACAAGGTGCGAAAACACCAACAGCATGGTGGCATGAAGTTGGGAGAAATGGTCAAGCAACATTTGTCTAATATTTCTGGAAGAAGAATAACAGACCTTGAAATAATTCGTGCTTTGGTTTCAAATGTCAACCGATGTCGGGTTGTATACGACATGAGCACTTATTCATTTATTTTAGAACTAACAATGCAGGATTATGAACTGATGGACTTGTTTGGATTCCCACTTGCGAGTTCGATTGATGTTCCTGGAAATGACGCACTTGGAACGTCTTTGCAAAAGTTTGGTGTAAAATTGTCATTCGTCAATGCCGTTAATGTGTCAAAGGACTACCATGGACTTACAAAACAGTCAGTGTTTCCTGAGAACGCACTCAAGGAATCCATTACGCAAAAAAGAATATTTGAAACATTTGGTTGCATCCGGACAACGGCCCCATTTGTGCCGGATGTCATTGCTCATCACGTTTTGGCAAAGGACAAATTCAATGAAATTTTTGCGAGAATATTATCACCCGGTCATGCTATGGATATTCCGGTTGCAAAATCAAATGCACCCGGGGTTGTTGGCAACTCTGAAGAAATATATGACTGGATTAATGAATGGTTCGATGATGATGGAATAAGAATTGATGTTATTTTGATGGAAATGTTAGATGTTGAACGCGCCGGACCTGGTGTTCCCAGAGTTGATAGATTTCAAATGGTTAATTCATTGAGAGCAAACCAAGTTGAATATGGTAATGCAGCCATCCGCATGACGGCCCAGATTGCAACACTTGGAGGGAAAAAAATTACACTGCGTGATTCCCATGGAGGCAATGGATTGGCAACACCAAATGGATTGCAAGTTTATCTAATTGACTTGGGAGGAATTTTCGATTTGAATGTTGATGAAGACGTTGAAAAGGTTTTGCGTCATTTCAGAACAATGTGCCGGAATTCCATTCTTGAAGCAGCTGAAGAGTCCATGAACGCAAAACGTTTAGTCAGTGCAATGGATGCAAAGGACAAAACAACAAAATCCATGTTGCTCAAAAGGCATCCAAGCATAGAAGATTTATGTGGATTTTTTGAAATTCCATTTGACGCAACTCGTCGTGGTGACATGGAAGTCAGATTAAACGAAAAATTTCAGGAAGAACTAACAGCTGGGTTTGTGGACTTTATGTGTGTTGCACCCACTCCAGAAAATGTGCATCGCACATTAATGTTGACAGCATTAATTGATTTTGTGTCAAATAGAATGGAGTGCAATCATCCATATTGTCAATGTGGTGATGTTTTGTCAGTTGTGTATGAGAACCGCACTGGGTCATATCCAAGCGCGATTGGCATTAATGTTCACACGTTTTGTGATTTCAGAACATTTTTAAAAACATTTAGTCTTAACAGTTTGCCTCCAGGTCCAGGTCAAACAAGATTGAATGAGGTTGTCGCAGCAATACAAGAAATTGTTGCGCCATGTTCCTCTGGGTGCGCCGCCATACAGCCACAACAGTTAAGACCGAATTGGAGACAACTACAAGAGGCAGCAGCACAAGAAACAAGAAGACTTGCACAAGAAGCAGAAGCAAGAAGACTTGCACAAGAAGCAGAAACAAGAAGACTTGCACAAGAAGCAGAAGCACAAAAACCAGAGAACAAAATAAAAGCATCTAGAAACCGATTGCAAACATTGTCAGCAGCAATGGACAATTCTCGTGTTGCAAAATCATCAAGACAATCAAAACAGGTACAGGCATTAAATGTTGTGAAAGTTAAATCTGCTTTTGCAAAAGCACAAGCTGCACAAGCACAAGCACAAGCACAAGCACAAGCTGCACAAGCACCAGAACAACCACCGCTGCAAAATCAAGAAACACAAGTTATGGCTTTTCCTTTTAGTTGGATGAATCCAAGGTCTTGGTCAATGCCATCTTGGTTAAAACGAAAAAAGGGTGGAACTCGCAAACACAAAAACCGCAACCATCAACACAATGCAACAAAACGCAAATATTGAAAAGTTCATAAATATAAAAACATGCTGACAATGTAGAGAGAAATTTCATGCCAATTGTTCATGTTGTCTTCATCATCATTGGCGTTGTGTTTGGAATCACTGCAATTGCACGATGTTATGTCATGTGTTGCAGACCCAATAAATCAAGAACCTAATAAATCAATACCCTTCATAAACACATAAATACAAAATTTTAATGCATGCATTATATAATACATAAATAATACATACATAAACATACATATTCTCTCGTCATGGTCCGTTCAAAAATAAATCCAGACATCAATTATCGTGAATACAAGCAATTGGAGCGGGATGATGCTGATTATGATGCAACTTTATATGAAATCGAGCTTTTAGGCAAAGAAGTGCGCATTGCAATCGGCCGCGGAAAAACCGACAAGAAAGGCGTGATTTATTACCCAATGTATCTCATAAACACGGATGACCGGGTTGTAAAACAGATTGGCGTGTTTGAAATCAAGCCCGAACAAGCCAATGAAGTTTTAGATGATGACGATGATTTGGACATTGACAAACTGCCGTATCCTCTCATTTACTCGTTTGTCACTGCTGATACACTCGAGGCCGACAGCCGTGGAAAAAATGCTCCGGCTGCTGCAACAGTTGCATCGGTTGTTGCATTGGATGAAAATGCGAATGAAGAACCCGAATCCAATGAAAAGGAACAAGATGATGCAGTGGTGGTTGCGGGAGAAGAAGTGGTGGAAGAAGTGGACGAAGACGCAAACGTGCTGCGCTCCAAAATGAAGGCGCTTGCGATTCCTCCGCAAACCAAAGAAACCGCCGAAGCTGAGCATGCCGATTACAAGAAGCAGCCCGACCAGCCGTGGATTCAGACGCACATGCAAAACAACAACTTTGGAATAACGGACAATGAAGGTGGCGGAGAGTGTTTATTTGCCGTCATTCGCGACGCGTATCGCACTCGTGGAAAATATGTGGAGGTTCCTGAACTCCGTCGCAAGCTGGCAGCGGAAGCAACAGAAAACGTGTTTCAAAATTACAAAGAACACTACACCATGAGTGCGGAGTCGATTTCAACCACGACGGCGGAAATGCGCGGGTTGAAGGCTGCAAATGAAAAGTTGAAACAGCGACTGGAGCGAACCACGGAGGCCAAAGAGCAGCAAGCAATCGTACTCGAGTCGCGACGCAACGCCAATCAATTCATGCGTCTGAAATCGGAGGTGGCACTAAGCAAACAGTTGTTGGAGGAGTTCCATTTCATGAAGAACGTGAATACGCTGGAGGATTTTCGAGAGATGTTGAAGTCGTGTGCATTTTGGGCCGACACATGGGCTATTTCCACGCTCGAGCGCATTCTGCGCATTAAACTCATAATTCTCTCTTCTGAGCGATTTCATGCGGGAGAAATGGGAGGCGTCCTGCTGTGCGGCCAGCTGAACGACCGCGTGCTCGAAGACCAGGGCACATTCGAACCCGATTTCTACATCATGGCAGATCACACGGGCATGCATTACAAACTCATCACTTACAAGGGGGAAGCACTGTTGACATTTCGAGAGATTCCGTATGATATTAAAATCATGGTGACCGAGAAATGCATGGAATACAATGCACGTCCTTACAATCTGATTCCACAATTTCGCACATTTCGTGAGGAGGAGCTGGGGCTCAAAGGCGTGGAGGAGGACCAAGCCGTCCGCGCGCCAGCATCCATGCCGTCATCGCATGCCCCACTGTATGACGACGCAATCGTGTTCCAGTTTTACAGCAAGAGCATGGACAAGCCGCTGCCAGGAACGGGAACAGGAGAGACCATTGAGCGCGCCGACATTCCCAAATTTGCCGAGCTGGCAAAAGAGACGCCGCAGTGGCGCAAGATGTTGTCAAACTTTTGGGAGCCACCGGGCGATGACCGAGCCAAGGCACTCTTTGAGTTGGACGGGCACAAGTGGCGCACGTTGGAGCATTATTTAGAAGGCAGCAGATTTCGCAAGGAAAATCCCAAATATTATCTGAATTTCTCTCTAGACTCTGATTCAGATTTGTCAAAAAGTCCAACCTTGGCGCAAAGTGCGGTAAAAGACGACAAGTACAAGAGCATCACTCCTGATGCGGATTTTGGTGCGCGCGAAGAAAAGGAGCTCGAAGATGCACAGTATGCCAAGCACAGTCAGAACTCTTATTTAGCAGACATGCTTTTGAACACCCGCAATGCAAAGCTGGTGCAGTTTAGGCGCGGCAAGCCGCCAATCGTGTGCAATGAGCTTATGCGCGTTCGACACCGGCTGCAACGAGAGAAAATCCAGAAATAAA